GCTTGTGGTGCGGACAACGGCGACGCGGGCATAATTGGTGTACGCCGTCTCGTTGGTAGTCTGGTCGTTCCCGACACCCGGCGATGCCGTGTGCAGGGACACGTACAGGTTGGTGTTCGGCGAGGAGGTGTCGTTCTCGGCCATGTCAGCCCAAGCCGTGGCGTTGAAAATCAGCGCCAGGATGGAGTTACAGGTTGCAGTAGATTTGGGCATGCTCAGCCTTTCCGTATCGTAGTCGTGGACTTGGCCGCGCGGCCCTGTTCATCCCGAGATATCACGGTTTCCTTGGGCGCGGCTATGATCTCGGCGAGCCGCTGGTTCTGGTCCCCGAGAATAACGAGGCCCTCCAGTATCCTGTCCGTCTTGTCGTCCTGCTCCGGCGCCGCGGCAGCCGCCGCGGCCATTTCGGCCGCCTGTTGCTTGGCCATCAGGTCGAGCTCTTTCATGCGCAGGTCGATCAGCTTTATGCTGCGGTCAACCTCGCGCACAGCAGCGTCGCTCGCCGCCTTGGCGTCCGCAAGAGCCGCGGCGTGCTTGGCTTCGCGCTCACGCCCGGCCTGTTCGAGCAACGCCACCTGCGCGCTCACGTAGGCCTTATGCTCGGCAGTTTTCTGCTCGGTGTCCGCGTGCGCGCGAATGCGCTCCAGTTCCGCCGCGGCCTGCGCCTTGTCGGCGCGCACCTCGGCGTTGATTTCGGCGAGCTTTGCCAAACCTTGCGCGTTGATCTGATCGCGGCGGATCTGCAGCTCTTCGCGTCGCAGCTGGAGGTTCTCGTCCTGTGCGGATTTCTTGAGCTCGGTGTTGGCTACCAGTTCCTGCTTACGCAGATTCAAGTCTTCCAGCGCCTTGATCCGCGCCGTGTCCGCCTCCTGCGCCTTGATGCGCAGGCTCTCTCGTTCGTTCTGGATGACAGGGTCTTCAAGCTGCTCCTGGATTTTCTTCTGCTGCGCTTCGGCCTGGTTCTTCTGCAGCAGCTTGCCGGCGGCAGCGGCGGCGAGGCGGCTGAGCTGGTATTCGATGTCCTCGGGCAGCGGCTCACCGGGCGGCGGCAGCTGCACGCCCAGCTGCTCTTCGATCTCGGCGCGATACTGGAAGCCGATATGCTCGAGCAGGTGCGCATTGGCGGCGGCCATGATGGCGGGCGCAGCCGGGTTGTTGGTGAGCATCTGGACGATCTTGGGATCCTGCGCGGCGGCCATGTGCACGGTGATGTGCGCGGCGTGATCCTGCATGATGCCGGCGCGCACCGGCTTGCCGGTGAGGATGTCCATGTTCTCGGTGACGGGATCGCGCGGCGGGACTTCCTCGTCGGGCGGGATGTAGAAGTCCGCCTTGTCCGAACCGAGCACCGTGATCATGTCGCGGTGCACGTTCTTGAGGTTGTAGATGTTCGGCGCCGTCTGGGTCAGCTGGATGATGGCCTGCATGACCATGATACGCTGCGCCATGGTAGTGGCGTTGGGGTCGGCCACCGGAATGACGTCGACCAGCTTGGGGTCGTAGTCCGTCTCGCGCGTGGCGCCTTGGTCGCGCGTGTCGAGCTCGAACTGGTAGGGCACCTCGCCCATGAAGTCGTGGATGATCTCGGCGATCACCTTGAACTCGTTCTTGAACGACTCGTAGAGGCGCTGCTGGACGGCGCTCATCACCTTCATCGAGCGCTCGATGATGGCGAGCGTCGTGCCTACCGGCATGTTCTGGCCGGTCATGTCGGTGATCTTCATGTCGGCGACGGAGCCGATACGACGGCCCTCGTCGACGATCTGGCCGAGCAGCGCGGCGAGCACCGTGCTCGGCTCGCCGTAGGGCAGCGGGAAGAAGCTGTCCTTGAGCGTCGCCATGCCGACTTCGACATCGCGCCACTCGCCCGGGCCGATCGGTGTCGAGTCGTCCTTGACCCGGGCCTGCTTGGTCTTGTAGCCGGCCGGCAGGTTGGAGAGCGTACCGGCATCGACCAGCTGGCGCAGGATGGACGTGGCGCTCTCGGTGAGACCACCGAGGATGTTGATCAGGCCGATACCGTACGGGCCGAAGCCGGGCATGTACTTGTGCTGGACGACGTCGACCTGGCGCTCGAAGGCGGTGTCACCCTCGCGCCAGTTGCGGCGGATGGAGAGCACCTGGTTGGAGACGCTGTCGACGGTGATGACGTAGGGCCGCGGCTCGGTGTCGGGCAGCAGCGTGTCCTGCTCGAGCCACCAGTCGATGTGGCACTCGTAGAGGCGGTGCAGCGCGTCGTCGGCCTGGTTGGAATTGGACTTGCCTTCGATGCGGTCCTTTTCCTCGGTGATCTCGGTGGTCTTGACGATACCGCGGCCGATCTCGACGTCGCGGTAAAAGCCCTCCGCCATCTTGGCCTTCACCCAGTTGGTGGTCTTGGGCAGGATGACGGTGTAGCGCGGCGTGGTGTCCAACCCGGCGGCCGAGTAGGGCATGACGAGGTGCTCGGGCAGCACGTACTCCGCCCATGGGAAGCCGCGGCGTTTGTCGAAACCGAACTTGCGGAAGGTCGTGCCGGCCATGGGCAGGTTGAAGAGCATCATGTCGCTCTCGGAGCGATAGCCCTTTACCTTCTCGGCGAGCATCCAGTTCATGTCGGTGCGGACGCGGGTGCTCTGGCGTTCCTTGGCGTCTGTGATCTTGCCGACCACCTGGGTCTTGACCGGACCGGCGCCGGGAAAGACATCCATCATCGCCTGGGCGTTGAAGCGGATGACGCTTTCGAGCAGCATCGGGTGGAATGCGCCGCAGGCGCCCTCCCACGGCTCGGTGCGGTTCTCGTATTTGAGACCGAGGAGCTTGAGGCCCTTGGCGTAGGTCTCGCGCCATTCCTGCCGGGAGCGCTCGTCTTCGTCGACGAGCTGCCGGATCTGCGTGCCGAGGCGGCCCAGTTCCTGTTCGGTGAGAAGGTCGGCGAGGTTGGCTTCAAAGCCGAGCTCGGGCGCGACGGGCTGGGGCAGGCCGTCGAGATGGATGATCGCGCCGCCGTCCTCGGTAGGCGTCATGGCGGCGAGCGCCGGGTCGAAGAAATCCGGATCGGCGCGTTCGATGCCCTGACCGGCGGTCGCTGCGTCAGCCATGCTCAATACATCCTCTTGCGACGGTACGTCCGGGGCTCGTCATCTTCCACCTCGTCGTTGGCGGTGCGGACTATGCCACCCATCCTAAAGCGTATCATCGCTTGGACTGCGCTGTCGAGCAGGTCGTCCTCGTCGGAGTTCGGGAACTCGGCCATCTGCTCGATGACCATTTCGGCGAAGCGCCGCTCGGGCGCCCACACGTACCCAGAAGCGAAGATGTCGACGACGGAATTGGCTCGAGCGATCTTGTCGTTGGTGCCGATGCCGCGCACCATGGTCGACTTGCCGCGGCTGGACCCGGTGAAGCTCTCGACGGGCAAGCCCATCGAGCGAAACTCCTGGATCAACTGCATGCCTGCGGCCTTGTTTTCGATCAGCAGGATGTCCGGGCGGTCTTCCTCGTAGAACTCGCGCACCTTGTCCTTGAGTTCAGGGAACTCCATGCGCGCCTTGAAGGCGCTGAGCAGGATGATGTTGTCGACCGGGCGGCCGGTGGCCGGATCCTCGGAGTCGAAAATTCCCCATGCAGTGAAACCGCTGGGGTGTGAGCGCTCGTTCTTGGTGGTCGCCGGGTCCCACGAGTGCAGGATCAGTTTGCACGCCGGGGGGTTGCCTTCATTCCATGCCTGCCGGTGCTGCGGCGCCGGGCACGAACTGCGGTTGGCCTGCACGTCTGCCGGTGTATCGACGCCCCAGGTCCGCCAGTTCTCGCGCTTGAAAATGGCCGCGCCTTCGCTGACGGGGTTCTGCTGATACTGGCTCGACCATGCGCTGACCGGCAGCGCGGCGCGCGTCGCCTGCAGCGTCTCCAACGGCCAGAACCCCGGCCATAGGCTGCGCTCGGTCGAGGTGTTCTCATCGAGGATGGCCGGGAACTCGATCACCTTCCACTTGTCGGCGACCGGGCTGTTGTCCTCTTTCATCTTTTTGAGCAGGCGGCCGGTCAGGTCGCGCTTCGACCATCGCGTCTGGACGACGCAGATTTTGGCGTTCGGCTGGAGGCGCTGGCGAGGCCCGAAAACGTACCAGTCATAGACCGCGTCGAACACCGCCGGATTGCTCTCGGCAAGTTTTGCCTCCTGCTCGGAATGTGGATCGTC